TCGGCGGTAGGGGCTTTTGGGTCGGTGTGTGGGGAAAAGTCAGGGGTTTGGTTGAACGCTTCAGAGCAGGCTGCAGCAAGGGCCTCGAAAGTGGGCTTTGGCAGGTCGAGCGTTGTCTCAAGCGTTGGAAGGTCGCCGAGTGACCATGAACTAACCATGCCGACAATGAGGGCTGCTTGGTAGCCGTCGAGGTTGTCTTGATCCTCCTCGGTCAGGTCAGCGAAGCGAGTCCAGGTGGTTGGGTCGTTTTCGTCAAATCCTGAGCTGGCGAGTTTTGCAGCAGTTCCGGCAGCCTTGATGTAGGCACGAGAAATCTGACGTGAAACGCGCTCGGTGATTTCCTCACGAGTCTTGATGATGGCTGATGCGCCGTTAGGCAGTTCGATTGCAGGCATTGTTTCCCTTTGATAGAGTTGGACTAAGCAGCACGGTGTTGCGAGCAAAGAGCCCTGAGTCATCCCCCTTTGACTCAGGGCTTTTCGCTACTTACTTAGTAACCAGTCTGGTAAGCAGTCGACGTGCCGTTGATGGTCGTCGTCTTGATTGGTGCGTAACCAGAGATGGCGTCAGTCGAGTTGGCGTTAGCCGTGAATGAAACCTCGACCTCTGTGTATTCTTTTCCGCGAACGCGGCGGACATCCTGGTACTGCACGCTGGTCATCTGGAATGCAATCGAGTGCTGAGTCGATGACGTGGCGTCGTTGGGGTCGGTGAAGGTGATGACCGTTGCCTGTGGCGAGCGAGTCAAAGCCGTTGCACCAGAACCAGTCGACCAAGTGTCTGACGTGCTGTCAACCAATGCGGTGAACTTACCAGTGACCTCAACAGGGCCAGCAAAGTTCAAGTGAGGAGCCTGAGTTCCAAGCGTGAAAATTGACTGAGTCTTGCGAGCAACTGTTAGTTCGCCAGATGAGATGTAGGTAAAGGTGGTTCCACCAACGGTGATGGCCGTGTCCCATGCAGGGATCATGTGCTCGGCTGAGAGGCTCAAGGTCTGGAAGGGCCCAGAAGCAGGAGCAGTTGCCGATGAGGTGTAGGGGTTGGCCAGGAACTTGACGGTGGCCTCGGCTGCAACATCTGCACCGAAGGTCAAAGCAATCTCGTCAGCCTGAGCTCCGGTCAAGGTGAACCAGTTAGCACCGTCGAAGTCGATGATCGAGTAGGACTTAGGTTGTGAACCGTTAGCTGCATTGTTGTAGACGCCGATGACGTGCGTGTAAGGGCCTGAGCCGGTGACGGCGTCGTTTCCACCGAGAACCGAAGTCAGCAACAGTGGGAAGGTGTCTGCGTAGAGAAATGACTTGAATTCAACGGCATCCGAGCGTACTCCTTGAATTTGGTCATAGACCATAACAGGAGAGCCTCGGAGGGCTTCGTCACGAAGGAACTTTTGACCCGGTGTGATTTGTGGCGCTGCCACTGGAATCCACGTTGCAGTTCCGCTCGATGGGGTCGTGCCTCTGGTGCTCTCTGCGATGAGTCCGAGGTAACTATTTGCTACTAAGTAGGCCACTAGTGGCTCCTATTCTTGTTTGTTGGGTGGTTAGTTTGAGGCTGGGGTTTCGTCGGTTGATGGTGCTGAATCTGCTGGCGTGGCCTCAGGAGCCGAAGCAGGTGCGCTTGGTGCTGATGCCGGTGCACTTGGAGCTGAAGCGGTGGCCGAAGTCCAACGGTCGTCCGGTGCAGAGTCGAGGTCGTATGACTTGCCGGGCTCAGCCACGAGGACTGCGCCGTCGACAATGATGTTTGGGTAGACGAGGGTTTCGTCACCGTTGAATGTGAATGCCATGATTGGCTCCTTTGCTATGCGTCGATTTCCTCAAGAACTTGGATGCGGACTTCGCTGTAGATTTGACTTACAGAGCCGGCTGCACCGAGCATCTTGGGATAGTACGAAACGGCTTCAATGTCGTTTCCACCATTGTGTCCACCTTCTCCCCATTGAAACACTGTTCCAGGAGCGTTGGCGATTCTGTTGGCTCGAACTTCGCTGATGAGCGAGTCGATAAAGGCGTCGTTTTCTGCCATTGCATCCTCAGACTTAGGGGTCGTGGAGCGGAAGTAGCAGTCAAGGACGAACTCGTAAGAGACCATCTTGCGACCGTTGGTGAATCCACCTAGAGCGATGCGTTGCTCGCGCTGAGCGTTGATCCAAATGTAGACAACGGTTCCGCTCTTGTGGTCGGGAGCCGTGCCTTGATAGAAGTCGCCTTCTGGGGTCAACTTCGGTGGGTAGGCAAAGACCTTTGTCAGGCCAGTTATGCCAGCGCCTGAAAGGTAGTTTGCCACAGCGTTGCGAACTGTGGTGCGAGACATTACGAGCGACCCCAAATCTGCTTGAAGTCATCTAGCAGGTCGTATCCAGAGGACTCATGCCACTCGGCGTTGAGGGTCTTGTTCGAGACTCCAACGGACTCGCCGACTTCGCTCAGGACTAGACCACCAGCTCCACGCTCTGTGACCATTGCACAGACGAAGTGGATGACAGCCTGCTTGACGGTGGCCGGCAGGGCTGAGACATTGACGCCAGTCGAGTGAGCGTATTTGAGGGCAGACTTCGTAGTGATGAAGTTAGTTGCTGCGCTCTCGACCACAATCTGTTCGGTGTATTGTCCATCCCAAATTGTGAGAGTCATGCCCGGATAAATCCCGGTGAGGTTATCTACCTCTACTCCACCGTCTCCGGCCTCAGCGCCTGATGTGACGAAGGTGTTGGCAAAGCCGTTGACGTAAGTCCACTGACAAAACTGCTCGTAGTCTCCGGGGAAACCTCCAGCGACGAGGTTTAGGCTGCCGAACTGGACAACCGTCGAGATGCCGAAGTCCGAGGTGATGATGAACTGGTGACGCTCAATCGAGGTGTTGGTGTCGGTCAAGGTGATGGCCTGCATTCCGCTTCCGGGAGTTGTTCCGTAGGCGAATGAGTCCACTTCGAGGATTGGCCAGTATTGAGGATGGATGACGAACTGACCGAGTCGGTTGGGCCGGTAGCGTCCGTTTTCGACGTTGCTTGTGGCACAGAGGGTTCCCATTGCGCCGAGGCAGTAGTTGTCAGCCTTTGCTGACGCGCGGTAAATCATGTCTTGCAAAGCAGCCGTCTGCTGAGCGTTGGTTCCACCCGGAATGAGGCTGGTGAAGTCGAGGCTGGCTGCGGTTGGCGAGTTCAGGACTTCGGTGATGGTGACGTACGGTGCGCTGTTGTTCTCGCTCGTTACGAAGGAGGCTATTGGCATTTGTTATTCCTCCTCTGGAACTAGATCAGTTGAACCACACTTACCGCATCTGTCGCGGAATACGCTCACGAAGCCACATTGGCAACGGTAGCCTTGAGCACTGCGGAAGGTCGTGCCGGCCACAGCGAAGTCACCAGACTTGACGAGCTCTTTTGCTGTCGTCTGGTCGACGTGGAATGTGCCGTCCTTAGCGCGGTCAACAATCTTGCCACCATCGCCGAGTTCAATCTGCGTTAGTTTGCGGTCTGAACCTACGAGTCGCACGATACCTTCCAATAAAGTTCTGGCCATGTCCAAAGGACGTTGACGGTTTCCATTTTGTTTTTCTCCCTTAGCGAACTTCCCCTTTGGGTAATGCAACCTAAGAGCAGGGAGCCAGTCGGACGAAGGGGACACATCCGACCGGCTCAACCTGCTAGGTGCTGACGATAAGTCGCCAGCGATTGGTTTGACTAAGCAGTCAGACCGGTGATGACACCACTCCACGCTGGAGCACGGCCCGCCAAAGTGTTCAGCGAGTAGGTGCTGGAATCGTAGGTGAGTCCGATCTGGGGCCAGTCGATGACCAAACTGTCGACGACCGAGTGCATTTCCCAACAAGTGGAAACGCCGGAGTCTGGGAATGGCAACTGCTTCTGCAGAACAACTGCAACGCCAGCAGGCATGAAACGGTGCGTGACGAGATCAACCATTGTGCCGCTTGTTTCGTTTTGAATTCCGGAAACGAGCGAGCCCAAGCGTACGCCGTCACTGCCGGTCTCGTAGGTGAGACGGTAGTTAGCGACCTGGCTTGAGGTTGAGGTCTGGATGGACTTCGCAATTGCGCGACGGATTGCAGCAGTGGTGACGATTGCTTCTGGGTCGGCCATTACAGAGTTGTAAAGGCTGATGAAGGCGTCCTGTGCGAATGCACCTGGCTCAGCAACTGCGGAGATTGAACCGTAGTTGTTGGCAACGTAGCCACCGTTGTTGGCAATCGTGTTGATGATTCCGTCGTAGCCGAGGCCAGTTCCGGAGGTGTTGGGGAACGAGTTGTCGCCTGAAGGAACGCCAGCAGCGTAAACAGCGAACGCCAAAGCGGTCTGACCTGAAGCCGTCGAAACGCTTGAAGCGCGGTAAACGGTTGAGGAGACGGTGACGTAAACGTTCATTGCAACTGCTGAAGCAGGAACAGTTCCGGTGTAGGTAATCTTTACACCCTGACCTGCGGTTGCGTTGGTAACAGTACCGGCGCTGATTGGAGCAGTCTCACCGTATGAGGACGAGAAGGTCACAGCAACAGCAGACGACGAGGTAGCAGGCAAGCCAGTACCAGTGGTGTCGTTAGCAGCAGTTGGAGTTACACCTGCAACGTTCAGAGCTGAAGCGGTAGAGTTCAACATTGCGCGCTCCTCACCCAAGAAGTGGGCCCAGATGAGTGCGGTGTGTGACAGTTGACGCAGGTCGGTGTATCCCTGACCAGCGAACTCGGCCTGAAGTGAAACGCTGTCCGAGAAACCGAACTCCTTGAATGGGAGAACGAACTTGTCGGCGGCGTAAGCAATCTTGCCAGGACGGTTGAGGGAAACTCCACCGAATGCGGTTGATGCACTCGATGACTGGAAGAAACCGGTAGCGTTTGAAACTCCACCAACGCCAGCGTTAGTAACGCCGGTGATGCGACGGAATTCGAGCGCCTGACCGATTGCCTTTACGCGTGAGGTGTTGTTACGGAAATAGAGTTCCTTAGGAACGAGCAGTGACAGAACTGGGTCGAGGTTGTAGGGAACAAGACCAGTTACACCTGAGGTTGAGTTGTTCAACGGTGAGGTGAGGGTCAAGTCCTTTTCGATGTTCTGCAGAGCAGACTCAACGGCAGCCAATTGGTCGCCTGAGACAGCCTTGCTGATCTCGCCACGAAGCGAAGCGATGGTGTCGCTAGCGTTAGGTGCAATGACAGCACCCTTCTGTGGGTCGAATGCGATTTCACCACGACGTGCAGCCGTGATGGACTTCTGGTGGATGGCAGACATTCCAGCTTTGAACGCTTCAAAGCGTTCTACTTGCTCGGCCTTTGACAGGCCATGAAACATCTCATCCAGGGTGGGGGCAGCGTATGCCATTTTGTATCCTTTAGAGGTTGTAGGGAATTAGAACTGCTCTAGTCGTGCTTCGATAGCGCGCGCGGCATCGAGGTACGAGTTGCGAAGTTCTGGGCTTGTGATTTGTGCAGCCTTCAGACGGTAGCCTTCGGCTTCGATCTTGAGGGCTTCAACTTGTGCAGACTTTTGGGTCTGAACGTGGTTGGCTCGGATTGCCGGGCCTCCCGGTGCTGCCATTTCGCGTACTTCGTCGAGAGCACTCTTGAGCGTTTCGATGCGCTCCTCTTGCTCTGCCAAAGCCGCCTTGTAGGTGGCAATTACTTCATCCACGCCGAGAGACTTGCGAATCTCGTCACGGAGTGAGTTCTTTGTTTCGTCAGTAGCGTCGGGTGCGCTTGCTGACTTGATCAGGTCGGCTGAAACGCCGAGACCAATGTAGGCCATTGTGTCATCATCCTTGTTCTCGTCCCATCCGGTGAAGGGAGCGTCGGTTTCGTTTTCGCTGGCTTCTGAAGTCCACCAGTCGAGGAAAATCTTTAGTGAGCAGAGTAACTCAGTTACGTCACAAATCTCGTTCTCGTCTCCGGCGAGCATCTCGTCGAGCTCAGCCTTGATGAGAGCAATCAGACCAGCGCGGACTGCAGCGAGGTCGGCTGGGTCGTGCATCATGTCGTCTGCCTTTGCAACGTCGGCGTCAACTGACTTCCAGTTC